ATACTATTGATCTACAGACTAACATCGCAGTTTCTACCAACCAAAAGGTATACGTCAAGGGCGGTATAGAGCATGGCGAATTCACATATTACTTAGATCCAGACGCACAAGCATTTTTGCCTGTACCTGATATCACTGCGCCATCAGCAGTATTGTACTACCAGGATGGTGCCAGATCGACGATGGTTGGTACAATGGATGTGGTGAATGTTAACAGCAGCACCATCAACGTTGATACTGAGATAATAGGAAAAACCAATTACACAAGTCCTAATGGTGTGGTATTTACCAATGGATTAAAAGTTCAATTTGACACCAGTGCCACACCTAATAGTTACGACAGTAAAACTTATTATGTAGAGGGAGTAGGCACTGGCATCAAACTGCTTCCAGTTACAGATTTTCTAACGCCAGAGGATTATGCTACAAATGGTTTGCAGGCACAGGACTACATCACCATTAAACGTAGCGCAATGAATTTGAACGGATGGAGCCGCAGCAATCGTTGGTTCCATATGGATGTAATAGCAGCAACAGCAGCATATAATAATGTTGAATTGATGCTGGATCAAACAGCCAGAGCCAACAGACCCATCATTGAATTTGATGCTGATATACAATTATTTAATTTTGGTCGGGTAGCTAAAGCGCCTATTGATATATTGTATTTGGATCCAATCGATGCTTTTGAAGATGTTGAACTGCGATCGACATATACTCTTGATGGAGTGGTTCTGGAAGATGGCATGCGAATAGTATTTGCCAACGACTTTGACCCCAACGTAACAAATAAGATCTACATTATTAATATTGAAACCATCAACAGCGACAGTGCTATTAATTTAGTATTGTCTGACGATTATGAAATTCGACCCTATAACAATCTAGTAGTATTACAGGGCACCAGTCAGGGCAAAGAGTTCTATTATGATGGTGCTGACTGGATAGAATCACAAGCCAAAACCGGCATCAACCAAACTCCGTTATTTGACATCATTGACACCAATGGTTATAGTATATCTGATACATCGCTATATCCAGGAAGTGATTTTGCTGGCACAAAACTCTTTAGCTATAAGACAGGGACTGGCAATGCTGATAGCGTATTGGGTTTCCCACTGAGCTACAGAAATTTTAATCAAATTGGTGACATACAATTTGTAAACAATTTTGATACTGATACTTTTAGTTACATTGATAATACTGGTGTAACCTTAAATCGTGGACTGCTGCGTAAAAATAACAGTCTCACTGAATATACTCCTAGAAATATTTGGGTAACAGCATCAGAGGACAGTAAACAATTTCAAATAATTGAGAGTGTGTATGACGGTACAACAGCTGGTATACCAATTGATATAACAGCAAATACTTCTGGTCAATTGCCCTACTTTCGAGTCTACAAAAATAGTGCAGAACTAAGCACTAGCCAATATGCTCTACTGACTATCGGTGTCAGAATGTTTGTTGATATTACCAACAGTTCACCTATTGCTGGTGATCACTACGACATTTTAATATACAGCGACACAGTCAGCGATTTGGGATATTACCAAGTTCCTAAGAACCTGGACTTTAATACTGAAAATAAGAATTTCACAGACTTGACATTGGGGCAATTACGAAATCATCTTACCACCAGTGTGGGCAATAGCAATCGGGTGGTGGGAAATGCACTGGGTGCTAACAACGTCAGAGACGTTCCCATCAAGCAACAGAGTGGTAGCATAGTTCAACATGACAGTCCTGTATTATACAGTGAACTATTCCTGGTGGACAAGGATGCTAATTTCCTTAAAGGATTAAATCTAGCACGTCATGAATACAGCAATGTTAAGAATAAATTTTTGGAATTAGCAGCCACCACTCCTGGATTGGATTTGACCAACGCTGTTGCCACCACTGATGTGTTGTTGAAGAAAATTAACGCAGTAAAAAATCGCACATTCCCCTGGTATTACAGCGACATGGTGCCATATGGTGATACTAAAAACGTCATTGAATATCCTGTAGTCAATGCTGAGATACGTGGTTATGAAATAACTAGTATTTTTGATGATTATGCATTGGGTAATCGCGGCGTACTAGTATACATTAATAATGTGCAATTGGTCAAAGGACTGGATTATACTTTTGATACAGACAGAGCTGGGTTTACTATCAGTTCAGCATATCCATTAAATGCTGGCGATACTCTAACCATAGTTGAATACGAGAATACCGACGGTAATTACATTCCAGAAACTCCCACCAAGCTGGGACTATATCCCAAATTCCGTCCCAGTATGTATCTAGATGATACATATCGAGGGCCAGTGATGGTGATACAGGGCCATGACGGTAGTATTACACCGGCGTTTGGTGACTTCCGTGATGATTTATTATTGGAATTTGAAAAACGTATCTATAATAACATCAAGGCTGATTACACTGCCAACGATTTTGATCTGTACAATTACATACCTGGAAAATTCCGTACACAGAATTATTCATACAGCGAATTCAATCGTTTGCTGACATCACCGTTTCTTAAATGGGCTGGTAGCAACCGTGTGGACTTCACCAACAATACCTATTTTGATGCGGGAGATCCATTCACCTGGAACTACCGTCGATTCCGTGACAGTATCAATGGCGACCAATTGACCGGAGCATGGCGCAGCATATTCAAATACATGTTTGATACTGATCGTCCACACCAATGTCCATGGGAAATGTTGGGATTTTCAGAGCAACCAGACTGGTGGGAAACACGATATGGCCCAGCCCCATACACTGGTGGCAACCAGGTATTATGGGAAGAAATGTCTCGTGGATACATCCATGCTGGCCCACGTGCTGGCACAGACAGCCGCTTCGCTCGTACTGCATTGCTCAACTTTATTCCAGTTGACGAATTCGGACAATTGCGTAGTCCAGACCAATTCTTAGTACGTGGATTCAACAGCAACGATGCCAATGCTAGTTATGCTGTTGGTGACCAGGGCCCGGTGGAAACCGCCTGGAGACGCAGCAGCGATTTCCCATTTGCCTTACAGCAGGCAATTGCCATCAGTCAACCTGGTTACTATTTTGGTACACTGATGAACGTTACCAGATACTATAAAAATGTTGACCTAAATCAATACGTATTGTCAGATACCCTGGGACGAATTACCAGCAAAGAAATCAATGTCAATGGCGATGCCACTAGCGGAACTGTGGTTCGTGCTGCTGGATACATTAACTGGATCGCTGACTATTTAAAAAATCAAGGCATAGACCCAGTTGCCAAATTAACCACATACTTTGATAATGTCCAAGTCCAATTGGCTTATAAGATGGCTGGATACAGCGATCCAACATTATTGGAAGTCATTGCCGAGCAAAGTAGTCCCACCAGCACCAATAGTGGTGTAGTTATTCCAGCCGAAAATTACAACCTGGCATTGCATAAGTCTACTCCTGTTAGTACTATAGTCTATAGTGCAGTCATCGTGGAGAAGAGTGCTCGTGGCTATACTGTTAGCGGATACAACCAGGATAATCCATACTTCACCATTATACCAAGTCTGGCCAATAACAATGCATACGGAATTAAAGTCAATGCCGACACTGGTGTTATCTATAACGATTTCCAACAGTACAAATTAACAGTACCCTACGGGTATGAGTTTACCAACAAGCAACAGATTGTGGATTTCTTGATCAGCTACGAGCGTTATCTACGTGCCATTGGTATCGTTATGACCGAATTTGATCGAGATTACGAAATACAGCGAGATTTTAAATTAAGTGTCAGAGAATTCTTGTCATGGAGCCAACAGGGTTGGAAAGAAACCAACATATTGGTTCTTAGCCCAATACTGAACAAATTATCATTGAGTGTTGATAGCGGCACAGTGGACGAGATCGTTAATAGTCCTGATGGTTCCAGAATTCTGGACACTGGATTTGGGTTCATTCGCAAAAACCAATTTACTGTCACCAGAACAGACAACCGCTTTACCATAACAGCCAATCAGGGGCAGACCATTGCGCTGGCCACATTGAATATTGTAGAGTACGAACATGTATTGATATTTGATAATACTACAGTTTTCAACGACATCATTTACAAACCTGAATTGGGTAACAGACAATATCGTCTAAAATTAGTGGGCAGTAAGACTGGCGCATGGCGTGGGGAAATGAACCCTCCGGGATTCATATACAACAATCCTGTCATTGATTCCTGGTTGCCTGGTGTGGATTATAACAAGGGTAGTCTAGTGACCTTCAAGGGTTTATATGATGCTTCATTGAGTGATCTAGTGGCTGCCCCGGAATTCGTCATCAATGATTGGCGTCAGGTACCCAGCGATCAGATTAAATCTGGTATGTTGCCCAATTTCAGTTACAATGCACAGCGGTTTAATAATATATTTGATATAGACAATCCTGAGCCCACCATGGGCATGGAAGATTTTAGCCAGGGTATGATTGGATTTAGCCCACGCCAATACATGACTGATTTTGGTATTGACAAGACCACACAGGCTAAATTCTATCAGGGGTTCATTAAAGAGAAAGGCACCATCAATGCCATCAATGCATTTACGGCCGCTGGATTCAACGGTGTTACCAGTACCATTAACTTGTATGAGGAATGGGCTCTACGCACTGGTGAATATGGTGCCATTGAGAATAATCAGTATGTGGAATTGCAGTTGGATGAGGCAACATTTACTGGTGATCCATCGACGTTTACCCTATTACCCAACAACGGTGTCAGTACCGATAGCATAATTGGTATCACACCAGATCTGCTGTATAGAACCACAACATCATACACGCCTGAGATCTATCTCAATCGTGATGATACCAGCATCTATGAAAACGATATTTTCACGGCTGGTTACGTCAATGAGAACGATGTCGATGCAACCATATACGACATCGGTAATTATCGTTCATTGAACAGTAAACTAAATCAAGTTTCTGTTGGATATAAAATTTGGTGTGCCAAGGATTTTGGTGGAAATTGGAATGTTTATCGTACATACGAGACCAACTCAGTAGTAATCAGTATGACTTACGGTGTGGACAGTACTGTAGAAGTTATTACCAAGAA